AACACTGATGCCATCAATAGTCTGAGTGCCGCTCAGCGTGATGTTGCCAGTCGTAGCGACTCGAACGCTGTCCTTAACATCAAGACCTTGTGCCGTCGAATCGACATAAGCCTTGGTTGCTGCATCCTGAGCACTGGTCGGATCAGCTAGGCTCGTAATTTTTTGACCATTGAATGAAACATCTGCGGTAGGCGCAGACATCTGGTCAAGACGATTAGCCTGAACACCAGTATCGAAATCAGATACCTGAGTATGGGTAATCGAGATCGAGACGTCGCTAGCTGCAGTCAGCCGCCCCTGTGCGTCGACTGTAAAGGTGCCAACGGTGCCAGCTGCACCATATGAACCACTCGTGACACTCGTGTTGTCAAGGTTGACAGTCAGAGTGCTGCCAGTAGCAGTGCTGCTGAGACCGGTTCCACCAGAAATGGTAACCGTGCCACCACTAAAGCTAGCGGTACCTGAGTCATCGGCAGTCAGAGAGCCTGCGCCATTCTCAAGCGCTGTCTCCAGATCCTGAAGCGCAACCTTTACATCAACATTATCACTGATCGTCGCACCGGTAAAAGTACCAAGATCACCGGTATAATTAAGTTCAGCAGCAGTTGCAGTTAGCGCAACGCCGCCGATCTGTAAAGTACCACTAAAGTTTGTGGTACCAGAGAAAGTCTTATTACCAGTTACTGTCTGAGTTCCACTCAGAGTGACGCTATTGCCTGAACCGCCAATCCCAATAATGCTGGTAGCGTTACCGCTGCCATCATCACCATAGCCATAATACAGAACGTTATCCGCTTCGTTAAAAGCGAGTTCCGCATTCAGTAGCGCAGAAGGTGCACCTGCTGAGCCGCTGGAGGCCCTCCTTTTGATGCGAATCTGATTGGCCATAGGAATTGCAATCTCTGTCTAGAATTCCTAGAAAGCTCCTCCGTTTAGCGTCCCACCATTTGCCCAAGATCCATTATTGTAAATCAAAGCATCGCCATTATTTAAAGTAGATAGACTCAAATCCGTCAAGTTCGCCAAAGATCCACTAGCTGGAACCAGTGAACCGTTTTCCACTACGTAAAGCTGATCTTGATCAATCGCGTAGCAAATTTCACCATTCTCGAGAGATGCTACATTGCTTGAGAGATCGCTATAGTCGCCCCGTGCTGGCTTGATCGGATTTCTTGGAGAAGGAACCGACATTTGCCTAGTATGCGTAAGCTAGTTTACCGTCAGGGGGTAAAGTTTCCGCCATCCATGACAGCATTATCGAAGTTGCTGCCAGTGCCCGTAGTGAAGTTACCGCCATCAAAGCTGCGATTGTCAAATGCGCCCAAGGCAACAGCAAGGTTGACCCATTGTCCATTCTGACGAACATAATAGCCACCATCTTGTGGCGCTTCTTCTACAGCAGATTCAACTGTCCATTTACCGGTGGCAGAGCGATAAACCAGAATGTCACCATCCTGGACCCCTGTTGTATTTGTATCACTTAATCCAGCAAGAGTAGTAGAGCCACCACTGCCGCTACCTGCAGCAATAAAAGTGAAGCCGTATATAGAGTTATTGACTAGGTCTTCTTCGCCACCAGGAGTTTCTACGTGAGTAACACTAATCTCTACACCATTTGTTGTAGTAGTGTATCCTGTAACGGAATACAGATGAGCACTACTTGGCTCACTTACCTTGTAAACATAAATACTGTCAGTACTAGGCAGTAAGCCATTTAACAGGCTTGAGATATTTGTGCCTGAATTATTTTCGAATGAAACATGTAAGACGGTGAGTAGTGTTGGATCTGCGTTATTTGTATGAAATTCCCTGTCGTGAGGTTCGCCAACCTCATCATGAAACTTCCATTGAATAGTCGTACTTGGAGCGCCAGTGTCCCCAGTACCATCCCCGCCACCAGCTGCGCCAGTTGCATAAACTTGGGGAATAAAAAGATTGGTCCAAGCAGTGCCGTCCCAAGTCAGGACATGGCCCTTCTGTAGTGCTAGCTTGCTTTCAAGATCAACATCTTGAAGATCATTAATACTTGCCTCTGTGGCAAGCAAATCTTTACCATCTGCACCATCCTTTCCGTCCTTGCCGTCTTGACCATCTTTACCAGCCCTGCCAGACGTGACCAGCAGCATCTGGTCCTGAACATCCTCAACCAGAGTTTGGAACCTATCTTCCCACTCAGAAAAATCAGGAGCAATGACAGGTCGAATTTCTTCTGTTGGCTTGACCTGTGTATTTGCTGACTTGAATTCAGTTGTCGTGAGCTGATAGCCGACAGCAGTTTTGCTTACCTTGACCTTAGGGAGAATCGCTTCAAGTGTACTGACAACAACTTCAACAGGCTCATCCGAGTAATCAATTACCCAGATCTTCCAAGTTGCTTCGAATTCCTCAACTACAGGGAATCGATCAATATAAATAAATAAACCTTCCTCACCCGTTAGAGGAGGTTTGCCGTCAACGATCTGTATCTTCGCCAACAGACGGATGACCGGATCGCCGCCAATAAGCCTGAAGATATCGGCGGATGAAAAGATCATAGCGCTGCTAAGTCAATGCTAGTTTGCCTACTGTTAAAATGGATATAGAATACCTTTGCTCATGGAAACCACTCCAGCACCTGCAATGATGGATCTTGCGATGGAATTCCGCAGGAAGTATCGCCTTGAAAGCTACCCGTCTTTTCCTGTGCGGAAACTTCAGCGCGACTTGATCATTGAGGAATTCAAAGAGTTCTTGCAGGCTGAGGTTGACATGCAAATCATTATGCCTGAATCAAGAGAACATTGCCTCAAAGAACTTGTTGATCTGGTTTACGTTTGCTACCAGTTTGCTGCCGTCATGGGCTGGGATCTTGATGAAGCTTTACGCATTGTCCATGAAAGCAATATGAGCAAGCTGGACGATAAAGGTCGACCAATACTGCGTGAAGATGGCAAGGTTATGAAGGGCAAAAACTACAAGCCTCCTATTCTTGCTGGCCTTAGCTAGGCATTATAAAGTAGCTTCTGGCTACTAATGGACCCGGCTCTTCTCGCAATCATTGCAGTAATCGTATCAGCAGTTTCCGAAATTCTGCCCTTCACCCCCCTGAAGGGCAACGGAATTGCTCAAGTCATCCTTGAGGCTTTGGTCAAGTTCTTCCCTAAAAAAGAAGGAAATGACAGCTAAGGAAGGCAAGGAACAGGACGATCATTCTCGTTTAGGTGATGCCGTAAAAATCGCCCTCCTCGTGTGGGCGATGGGCATCCTCACTGCCAACTACCTTGGCATTTTCAAGCAAGCTGTTGACCCAACTTATCCTGCATCTATTCTTTCTGGTACCGCTGCTAGTTTTGGGCTAGCTGTTGGAACCAAGAAAAAGAAAGAAAATGAAGAGGTAAAACCAGCAACCCCAACACCCCCTTCCGCCACCAAGTAAAGATGAAAAAGCTTCTGCTTGGACTCATCATTCTCTCGTCACCTGCATTCGCTCAAAGTATTACTCCCAACTTCACGCAAGGGAGTATGACAAGTACTACTACTACCACAACCTCGATCGACGAAACAATTGCGATCAAGCGTTATGGTGGCGATTACACTTACACAACTGGATACAACGTCACGCCTAGCGGTGCTATTCACGACGCTTCTACCACATGGAGTATTACAACCGCTGGAGCAGAGTTTCAGCTAGAGCAAACCGTTCGTTCGGCAGGAGTAGTCGAAACCGAGGATGTCACTCGGACAATCGATATCGAATCGGTTACAAACAGCTTGTCTGTCTTCTCGCAGTAATAGGATTCTGTTCGCCGATCAAGGCGGAAGAAGGAGTCACTGCAGTTGCTAATCCAATCGCAACATCTTCTGGGTCAGTTAACAATCAAGCGGTACAAATCAATCAAGGTGGATACAGCCAGCAAGGATTTGGCACAGGTCATTACTGCAACTCTTCCACCTTGGTATTTACCCCTTTCTATCTTGGGAATGACGTACACTCAAACCCATATGTTAGAAATCAGAATTTTGGAGCACAGGTAAGCTTTTCCGTGCCTTTAAATCGAGGCATGGTCAAGATGTGCAAAGAGCTTGCTCGTAAAAAGATTGAAAAAGAAAGGCTTGATTTAGCCTTTGTGCGTTTCAGGGAATGTGCAAAGTTGTACGATATGGGATACAAGATCAGGGAAGATTCTCCATACTACGTAGCTTGCGCAGATGTCGTTCCGATAACCGCTGTCGCGCCCAAGTCTGAACCGGTTTCCCTCGATGTGATTGAATTTTCTTCGCCGCAGTCTTCAGAATAGGCTTAAAGATACTTACAAGCCTTTTAAAAAGAGATGTAGCAGCTAAGGTAGCTCCAACACTGATAACGCTGGTAGTAGCCGCAGCGGACAAGATTTCTGCTTTCGGTAAAGGTATCTGTATATCAGTTCCCGGTATATTAGCTTGTATGACTTCTGCGGATGGAACCTCTGCTGATACGGGCGGTAATTTTAATTTCTGCAATAGTGGTTCCAATTTTTCCTCTATTGCTTTTTCAACATCTTCTTGAGTTACAGGCTGAGGTGCCGCCAATCGAGGTAAAGCGAGATTGCTTTTAGGTGGCACAAAAATAGGCCGATAACTGGGAATTTCGGCCTTAGGCAACTCCAATACAGGAGTTGGCAGGATTAAATTTTGCGGGAAATTAAAATCAGGTAGATTTATTTGCACTTACCACTTGGTGCGATTCGCCCAATAAGCTGCACTCATTTTACCTTTCTTGATATTCTTTGCATGGCGTGCCTTGAAGCTTGCTCGCTTTTGCTTCATTTGTGCACTTTCACCCTTCTTGGGCTTGCCAGCTGTCTTAGCACCTTGCTCACCAAACCTGATCAGCTTGGTTTTGTTACCTTCCTTAGCCAATACAACATGGCTTTTGGTTGGATGATTGGGAGTTCGCTTCGGCTTGTTGTAACCGGAAAGCTTGTTCTTAGAAAGTCGCGAATCCTTTTTGGGTGCCATTACTTTTTACCTTTTTTCTTAGTTCCATGCTTGGCTCCCTTCATCAGCTTGCCATTGGGCATGCGATGATATCCCTTGGGAGTCTTCTTCTTTTTGCCACCAGTGGCTTTAGCTGTAGCGTAAGGGAGTGGCATTACTTTTGCTTCCGAGTTCCTTTACCTGGAGCTAGTCTTCCGTTTTTACCGTGGCCATTGCGAGCACGATTTTTGCTCTTGGATTCAAGCTTGTAACCGCCTCCAGATGCATGAGAGACATCTTTACCACCTTTGCCCATAATTCCTCTTGCACGGCGCTCACGGGCTAGCTCAGCGCGATATTTCTTGCGACTGGTTGAGCTGTTGTATTTTTTATCATAAGCTGCTTTTTTCTTGCGAGCTTCTGGATTCTTTTTATAATACTCAGCTGTCTTCCCAGCCATGATGCGCATTTATGTCTTCTCTATAATTCCGTGGAGAACCCTTCCAGTACATGATCATGTCCAGCTTCTCGTCCAAGCGAGATAGCGTACCCATGACCTGATCCATATGCTGCTTAAACTCCAGCTTCGAGAGATACTTCTCAGACATTTTTAGTTCAAGCTTGTCGTTTCTGTCTATGGCTTTATCTGCGGCATCCATTGCCTTTTCAGCTTTACGCCAACAGAAACTACCCCAGCCAAGTATGGCTGAAACCATAATTGCAAGGGCGTATTCTGGCATCAGATTTCTCCGCCGTCCCTGTTTAGCTGACCAGGCTCATAGCCCTTGCCGGCAATGCCAGTTACAGGATCGCTGATCTCTTGCTCAGCCAAGATCTTCGGAAAAGATGCATTGATGTCGTTGTCAATATTTTTCCCGTTGATATAACGAGGGCCAACGCTGTAAGTGATTTCCATTAAAAAGCACCCTAGTAAACTAGGATGCCTTTTGATTATTCTTCAGTTTTAACTTCGGCTTCAGCCTTTTTGCGACGAGTTCGGCGTGGTGCAGGCTCCGGTTCAGGCTCGGGTTCTGGCTCGTCAACCACCACCTCGAAGGCATCGCCACCAGCGACCACGGGGATTTCGGGGAGCTTGTCCTCCAGTACAGCTGCTTTAGCGGGCTCCTTGCCCTCCTCCACGAAACCTGCGTCCCGCAGTTCCTTGGCTTGGATCGTGTAGTATGCAGCTCGGCGCTGATCGCCTTTGACGAACCACGTCGGTCGTTTGTCGAGAAGTGCCATATGATCAAGAAGGCTCACCTAGAGTTCCGATTTCATTGCACATGAACCCAAAGACTTACTCCACTCAGCTTCCTGAGGCACTGCTGGCTATCGCCGACAAGGTAAAGCTCTCAGACCTGCTTGACTGCCCGTTTACGCAAGCTGATGCCATCAGCATGGTAACCCATATCACTAAGCATAGTTACCTACACCACGAGAGCATGGAGCCAGATGACGAGAAGCTAGAGCTGAATTTGCAGCGCATCAACATGGCTATTCCTGGGGAATCCCGCCATCTCGCATTCAGCGTCGTCAGAGAGCGACATTCAGGCAAGCCTTGATGGAATGCAATCAATGCTGTGGCAACTGCCTGTTCTCTGTCGTTATTAAAGGGTTTCTCCGCTGTAGGCGTTTTCCGCCAAGTGTCCTAAGTTTGGGAAGGTTGCACTATTCAAAATTCCCCAAGGTCATAGACGAATGCTGGTGCGGAGAATGGAAACCTGATAACCAATAAAAAACCCCTCCCTTGTGGGAGGGGCGCTTTTCTGCGAAGTCCTATGACTAGGATCAGCGGCCAGGGCCGTCAACCAGCTCCAGGAACACGCCACCAGCAAGAGTAGCGGTACCGCCCAGCTCATAGTAGGCGTCGTTGTCGTCTTGGTCGCACAGGGTGCCACGGACGTGAGCAATGCCAACACCGTTACGGTCCAGATCAGCAGCGTTGAAAACCACTGCTTGACCACCCAGGGTCACGGTGATTTTGTTGGTACCGGCATCATCGATACCGCCAGCACCGATCACCACAACGCGGATGGTCTTAGCGGCAGTCAGGGTGAAGGGGGCATCGGTACCGGTAGCGGTAGCGGTGATCTTGCCGGAATCGTCAAGATTAAAGCCTTCGCGGGGGAAAATACCCGAAGAACGAGCAGCCATTGGATTTACTCCTGATTGGTTACAGCCCCCTCGTAGAGGTGTAGGGCGACTGTGTTTACAAGAGTATTATTCCGATAAATCCCTGAGCATATATTTAGTGATTTTGTATTCGTAATCACCATATTCATATTCTTCAAATATCTTGGTCATTGGCTTAAGGAATTCGTAAGGCACCTTAGCGTCGAGCGCAATATCGCGATAATTTAGTTTATGGTAAAAATCAACAGCTTTATCAACTGCCGCCAAATAAATAATTTCAACACCAACCTTCCTGCACCAATGATGAATGTATTCCATCAGATATTTACCAGATCCAGTACCTCTGAACTCTGGCAAGACGCATAAAGATGCCAACAGTATGGAATGACAATCTTTTGAAAGGATAATTCTTACGCAACCAATGGGAACCCCTCGAAGCTGCAAGACAAACTTAACACCTTTGTGAATCTTCTTATTTGGCATACCACACTTTTGCAGTAAGTCTCGCATTGTGCTTTCGTAAGCATCGCCGCAAACAATATGGTAGTTCAAGCCAAGCAAGCAGACTTCTCAGGATTCCAAGCCATAAAAAAGAGGGGGTAACAGGACCCCCTCTAAAATTATGCGACCTGCATTTATCCAATAGATGGAGCAGTTAGAGCGACCGGAGTAGCTTCAATAGAAGCCAAATCCAGTGGGAAATTGTGTGCATTGCGCTCATGCATTACCTCAAAACCAAGGTTCGCCCGGTTGAGGATATCTGCCCAAGTGTTGACCACGCGACCTTCAGTATCCAAAAGGGACTGATTAAAATTGAACCCGTTAAGATTAAAAGCCATCGTAGACACGCCAAGAGCAGTGAACCAGATGCCCACAACAGGCCAAGCAGCAAGAAAAAAGTGAAGGCTGCGGCTGTTATTAAAGGATGCGTATTGGAAGATGAGGCGACCGAAATAGCCATGAGCCGCTACGATGTTGTACGTTTCCTCTTCTTGGCCAAACTTATAGCCATAGTTTTGAGACATGTCTTCAGTCGTCTCACGAACGAGCGACGACGTGACCAGACTGCCGTGCATAGCAGAGAACAAGCTCCCACCAAAAACGCCGGCCACACCCAACATGTGGAAAGGATGCATAAGAATATTATGCTCAGCCTGGAATACCAGCATGTAGTTGAAGGTGCCGGATATCCCCAAGGGCATAGCATCCGAAAAAGAACCCTGTCCAAACGGATAAACAAGGAATACAGCAGTAGCAGCGGCAACTGGAGCAGAGTATGCAACAAAGATCCAAGGACGCATTCCTAGTCTATAGCTAAGTTCCCACTCACGTCCCATGTAAGCATAGATGCCAATGAGGAAGTGGAAAGTGACGAGTTGGAATGGACCCCCGTTGTACAGCCATTCATCAAGTGAAGCAGCTTCCCAAATTGG